CTAATTGCTTCTATTTTTCTCCAATATCCCCGCATTTGGGGAGCCAGTCAGAATTGCTTTCCTCCCTGAGAGCCAGGTTAGTCTGCATTCCCTGATTGGTCCGCCGCTTCTCGTACTGCAGCCCATACTCTTTCAGCATTAACGGCAGCCCCTTGCCAAACATGGTCAGACTGAGCGTGTTTTTATAGCCGTTAGCCTCCATATAGACCAGATAGGCATGGTAAAGGTATGTACGGGGCTGACGTGGGACAATGTTAGCATTACCCATAAACATGCCCGAAGTGTCAGGCAGGACTTTAAGGTAGCCGCAAAAATCAAAAGCTGAATCAGCATCACGTTTGATAGTGAGCGCTTCATCGGAGTTCTGCTGCGACTGAAGTAATGTCCTGGCACTCATAGGGTCACTGAAACGCTGCATAAGCTGGCGAACAATCACTGCCAGCTCGCTAGCAATCTTCTCTTTGAGCTGAGTATCACGTTCCTCCGGGGCTATCTGGTCAGGGAAATGCAGGATCACCCTTCGGCGTGAAACTCCACCACTACGATCAGTGAAACGCATCGGATTATTGTTCACAGCCAGGATAACCGCCGGGATGTGGGTTGAATAGGCGTTCTGGTATTTGGGATCAACGGATACCGCATCGCCGCCAGTGATGGCTTTTAGTCCGGCCCCGTCACCGCTCCACTTTTCCTGGTCGGGAAGTCGAATCAGTGAAAAACCTATTAACGCAGCTCGTTCTCTTGGCGACTCAAGCATTTCAATGGTTGCCGAGGTAGCGTTATCTTCACCCGCCAGCATGGTTGCTATTTCAGCAAGAATACTCTTTCCACTTCCGCCAGGGCCAGTGACCTCCAGAAAAAGCTGCCAGTCATAACGGTTAGCCTGCACCATAAACAATGCAGCCAGAATAATATCCCGCTTTTCAGGATTAAAACCTGCGGCACGATCCAGCCAGCGCCAGAATGCCGGGGCATGGGTTTCCAGTGACTCGCCGTCAACGGGCTGCGTGTAATCCACCTCGCACAGCGTACGTAACCAGTGCTTCTTATCGTGCGGGCTGAACAATCCTGTCCGGGTATCGAGCACACCGTTGCGAAATCCGATAAGTTGCCGCGCCGGATTCTGCTGTTGCGGAACGATCAGTTTGAGGGTTTCCACGAGAGACGCAATTTTCGCGGATGAAAAAGGTGCGTCGAGGCGCTGAAACAGCGCAGCGACATCACGGGCAAAATCGGCGTAATAGATAACTTTCCAGGCCCCCGCCTCATAGCGTGAAAGGAGCTGCCCGTTCGGGTCTACTGCCAGTGAATTTTTATAGTGATCCACTACCCTCTGCGCTTTTTCGCTGACACTCAGAGCGGTAAATTCAGCTTCGCTCATTGTGTCGAAAGGGCTGGCAACAGCTGGTTTTATTACTTCATAAATTGCCAGCCGGGTGACTTCTTCGCCGTTCTGCGTGAATGCATCGTTCCAGTCACCAAATACAGGTGGGAGCGCCATTGTGCAATTGCAGGCCCTGGCAGCAGCTTCGCCCCTTGTTTGCCCCGCACCGTTGAGATCGCGGTCAGCAGCAATAATTATCTGGTGCGTTGGGTACTGACTGCAGGCAATGCTCGCCAGGGAAAGGAAATTGACGGATGAAAAGGCCACCATGACAGCATCGCCAGTCAGATGGTTGATAGTGAGTGCGGTGGCATATCCTTCCGCTATCCAGAGCCGTTTGGCTGCTTTGGCAGTACCTTCAATCAGGTAAAAGGCATTCTTAACCTGACCGCCTTTAAGGAAGCATTTGCCCCCATCAGCGTTGATTAACTGCAGATTTACCAGCTCTCCATCTGCATACAATGGAACGATAAGATCTCCCGCGCGAAATGCCACACCACCGACTTTATGCATGGCGGTTAATTCCCGGCAAGGCAGTGCAATAAGCCCTTTACTCGTCAGATAGGCATTGCCAGTGGTCTGACGGGACTTATCAAACAAACGGGCAGCCAGCACTGCTGCAGCTTTTTTCCCGTCCTCTTTTTCAGGAGAACCAGATTCAAGCATTTCCTGAGATACTGGCGGCAGGTTTCCGGTAATGCCGTTTATTCTGTCTGCCGCTTCACTAATGCCTACATCCAGTACTTTACTTACTAGCGCCAGGCCATCACCTGCCCCGCACTGGTTACAGAACCACGTTCCCCGCCCTTCCTGGTCATCAAATCGAAAGCGGTCTTTCCCGGCACAGACCGGGCAGGGCTGGTGCCGATTTTTCAGTACCTTTACGCCCAGCGCGGGTAAAATTCTTGACCAGTGACCACGAGCTGCTTTCTCAGCCTGGCTAACTTTCATTCCTGACATTGTGCGGCCCTCCTTAGTGCAGCGCTGGTTTGTTGAGGTGACGGGAACAAAGTTCATCCATGACCGTCATTCCGAGCAGTGAAAGAACCGGACAGGCTTTAAGCGGCCCCGACTCCATCAGATCCGAAAGCAACGCGCAGGCAATTTCCAGCCCTCTTTGCTGCCCATGCTGGCGCAGATAGAACCCTTCCAGCTCGCGGGCTATGGCATCTTCAAGTTCAGCGAGCGTCAGGCCGGAATAACGTTCCTGATGATTGCTGAGAGCCAGCCAGGCACAGGCCACGGCACGGCGATACAGAGCGGCACGAAGTGCCAGATGAGATTCACAGCATTTCATCAGGCCACCTCCGCATTCATCAGGTCGTCATGGCAGCGTTGCACCACTCCATCCAGTTGCTCTGTCATCAGATAAATGAGGGAAACCAGTTGTTCGCATTGGGCACCAGCTGGCTTTTCATAACAGTCCTGCAGAGCTGCCATGCCAGTTACATACTCACCCACATTGCGTAAATGTTTCAGCCTTACAACATCGTCGTAAGAAATCTCAAAATGGTTCATAGCGTCACCTCCCCGGCAGGCAGGCGTGCAGAAAGGGAGAGCACATAATCACGGACCAGCGAACGGCGCGCGGAACGCTCATCGCAGGCTACAGTACGAAGCATACAAATGCGGGGTTGGGTGTCAGCACGGCGGATTGCGGCAAACACAAAGACATATTGCGGGTATGACGGGGTGAGGATTGTAGCCATGATGGCAGCCTCCATTGAGTAGCGGTTATTGCTACCACCGGAAACGCCAATTTCACTGGTGGCAGCCCGAACGGGGTTGGCGTAACCGGCCTCAATGGATACCGGCCAGCCCGAAGGCTGCCCCGCCCGGACTGCCATTATCTCGAAAGAACTACGGTGTAAGCATAAACACCACAGCCCGGAAAATGGGTGTGCCTGAGCTACGACGAAAAAAAAGACGCCTGGCGCGTCTGGTGTCGCCATTGAGTTTCGCGGAACGCCAATTCCGGCTGTCGATTTTGCGACAGCGGAAAAACTATACCTGGAAATGACGACAGTAAGCAAGCCAGAAAAAAGGTATTTATTGTATTCAGGTATCATCATGCATCACATCCCCGCCCACGGGCGCTGATACGGTCCGCCATCCATGCGCTGACCTCAGACTGTGCCCAGGCGACATTTTTACCGCCAAGCGGTATCTGCTTCGGAAACGCATCGCGGCTGATCAGATCGTAAATGGTCGAGCGAGACAACCCGCACAAGTGCATCACCTCAGGCAGGCGTAAAAATCGTTCATGCTGGTTCGATACAGGAAATAATGGCGCAGCCGGAGCTGGCGCAGAAACAGAAATATTGTGCATCATCTACCCTCTTTAATATCCGCAACAGTCCGGATAAATTCATCCGGATTCAGGTAGTTCCTTATTATGTATATATAGATCGCTTGCGCACGCATTATTTATTTAGCGCTAAATATTGATTTTATGGAACTTAAAATCCGGTAAAACCATATAAAACGACATAATAAACACCATGCCTGCGAACTATAAATACAGGAGTATCAATAGGAACTACCATTCATCAGAAGTTTATTACCCCATGAGTCATCACACGTAATGGTGCTGCCTCCAGAGGTCATGCAGCAAGGCTTCACAACTTCTGTAGAGGCCTTGATTACAGGCCACAATCCCCGAACGTACATAGGAATTGCATTTGGCTCATAAACATTGGGTCTGCATAAAAATCTTGGTATTAAATAATCTCAATTTAAAGCTAAAAATATATCTAAATAAATCCATAAAGAACCGGGTAGCTCTAGTTTTATAAAAATCAGTATGAAATGCAACACCATAGCCAGAGGCGAAAATGTTATTCCCCGGCAATAATAGGCAGTCTATTTCAGCGCCTGTCGAATACTACTGAATAAGGGTGGATAGTGGTGAGGAGCAAAAAACAAATAGCCATGAGGAATAAAGAAACCATTCGTTATGATAAAATGCCATAAATATTTTTATCCCCATGTGAACAGTTATGAACAGTCGATGAATACTGCTATGCCAACCCTTCACCTTATAACGTACTGTATTATCTTTTTTTTACCTAAGTGAATAGTAGTGAATAGTTAAAGTAAGTCTGAAACAGCCTTAGTTAAACGAGGCCTTTTCTGGCTAGCCAAAAGAGTTCTTTGTCTTGTCGCTCGCACAATGGCGTTAAATGGCAGCTTTGTATGCATCACAGCACAATTGACACCAAGACAAACAACAAGGTGCTGACATGACTATCCCAGAACAAAACAATAACCAAACTCCTGACATATCTATCCCTGCAGCGACGTTAAAGGCGCTTGAGAAAGTAAATGCCACAAAATCTGCATGGCTTGAAGCACGTCGTCAGCAGAAAGCGGCAGCGGATAATATTGCGACAATCCGCCAGCGCCGCGCTGAGATGGAAGCCACGACGAACGTCCTTAATGAGGAGTGGCGCACACTATTTCGTGAAAGTCAGGGCGTAGTCTCAAAGGAAATGAAAAAACTGCGCACGGAAATTGCGCTGGGACGAGAAACGCTTGAGGATTTTGATGAACTGCTGGCAGCCCAGGAAAGCGAAAATGCATTTTTACCGCAGAAGGCTGCGCAACTGGCCGGACAGTATATCCACGCTCACGAAAACCTTCTGAGTATTCGCGCAAAACAAATCTGGGAAAATTTTATGCAGGCGCATGGTAAGGCGCTAATCCAGACGCTGAGCCTGCTCAAATCCACAATGGGGCGGGAAGCCAGTGCTGTTACCGGGGTGGTGCATTCCGTAAACGATCCGGACACACTGCTGCAAGACTTTATCCGTAAACGTATCACCGAACCGGCACTCGCTAACGACGCGATGCCGGAACAGGACCCGGTGTTCAGACTGGCGGGCGTTGTGCCGGATTATGCGGCCCGTCTGGATTTCAGTAAACAGCCCTCTCCGGCAGCTATTCATAAAATGAAGGTTCGTCAGGAACGTACTGAGAAGGAGAAATCAGTATGACGGCCCGGGCCACTCCTGCGCAGGCACTTACCAGTTTTCGAAATGCCCGTATTCTGTGGGCTGGACATAGTGAGAGCCGAAAAGCTGCTGAACAACAGATAGAATCTCTTCTCACTGCCACGGAAAAACCAGCAGATTATGCCCGACAGCTCGAGTTACTGCGGGAACGGCTGGATGTGCTGAAATGGCAGATTAACTGCGCTGCGCGTGAGTGTATGTACTCGCAGCATTTACTAATGGAGACCTGTACAGAAGACGCTCTCAGCAATTTTATGCAGGCGAACGGAGCGGCCCTGACATCTGCACTGGCTCCGTTTCTTGAGGGGCGCGGAGGGCTGGAAGTTGCGTCCCGTATGTTACGCAGTGCCCTGGTTCGCCAGCTCGCAATAACCCCGCCTGAAATTGCGGGGGATTATCGTGAGATTCTGGATGAATCGGGTGTGATGCCTGACCCCATGATGGTTCGTGACTGCCAGGGTACTTACACTCCGGCACAACATCTGCGCTTTCAGCAACGCCTGAATAACATTAACGATATGCAGGAGTGATATTGATGGCACTTAAATGTCCTGAATGCGGTACGACGGCACACGCCAGAACCTCCACCTATGAAGCACCATCGGTTAAACGCTCATGGTATCAGTGCCAGAACCTGGAATGTTCCTGCACATTTACCGCACTCGAAAGTGTGGATACGATAATTATGAAGCCCCGGCGCAATGAAAAAGTATCAGTCGAACCGGAGCAACCTGAAAAGCAGCAGAAAACGCTCAATCGCTATGGCTCCGCGTCAAAGCTGTCAGGCCGTCAGCAAATCCCGGTCTGATTAGCAAAAAAAGCCCACATAATCCCGGTTCAGTATCGGGATTTTTTACGCCTTTTCCCTGGCTGGCCTGCGCGCGCATGAGTGCATGTCTATGGCGCATGAAAACGCATGAGTATCATGCACCATTGTTAACGCGAATGCCCTTGTGTAGCGGCTCCTGAGACGATTTACGGGGTGCATGAAAACCTGCCTGTTAAGCGAAGCAGGCAGGCGGGCGGGGCTGCGCTCGCTAAGAGGTAAAATTCACTCAGTAGCAGTTTACTTGAGCAAATCTAAGAGGTTCACTTTGAACTTCATTTCAGGGCCGCAAAGAGTGAACTTGCTCACATTTACAAATGGAAGAGTTAATAATGACTTACAATGGATAGCTATTTGCTTGTAAGTATGGTTTGTACGCATGTTATGATTATAAGCTAAAACGAGGTCAATGTTAGATAAGGAACTGTCGTGA